ATAGCAGTATCTGCATCATCCATTCTTACCAATTTATTAAACACCAATATATCTGTAGAGTTTTCTGGTGTAGGCCAAACTTTTATAACTGGTGTTGTTAATTTATCAAAAAAATACTGAGAAGGTCTTCCTTCTGATGCTTTAACAGGTATATTAGTATATTCAGATCGACTTACTCTACCAATATTAATATCAGTAACTGTACTATTAAGAGTACGTCTTACCACCATATCTAATATATCAATTACATTGGTATCTAAAGGATAAGAAGCAGTGCCTTGAGTTACTGTTTGTGTTCCTTGTTGTATAGTCCATTGATTTAATCCTCTATTAGCCCATTCAGCTAACATAAGATTAATTGATCTTTTTGCTGTCTTTAGGTCATAACCTGTACGCAATTCAAGACCACACCGCTCGTAAGCTTCTTCCACAAACTCAGTTACATTAGGTTCAAAATCCGTGCTATTTGATGTTGTCATTATTTATTCTTAACTTTTTTTAAAGTTTTTTCTAATCTTTTAGCTTGATTAGCATGTAATTTAGATGCGTTTTTTAACTCTTTAATCATTTTAATTGTTTGAGTTTTTGTAAGTTCTTTCATGTTAGTCTTCCTCTTCTTCTTCCTCTGGAGCGTATAGATTATTAAATGTTATATTTGGATCCATATAGCTTTCATGTTGTTCTGCTGAATGCGTCCATTGAGAGGGCATAAAGTCTGGTGCGCCCTCACCTACACGCCATAAAGCAGGATTTGTAGCTCTTACTCTATTATTGGGTAAAGCTACAAAACTACCAGTGTATTCACCAGCGTCTGTTAAATATAACACATGTGACTGCTTATGTTGAGCAGGATCATCTGCTATTGAATTATCAGTATAGTCTACAGTAAATAAATATTTGCCTGTATGAAATTCTCCACCTATTTTACATAACCAGGGGGATGAACTTACTCTATCAATAACAACAACAGAATGATGATGACTTAAACAATCCCACGGTTGAGCTAAATGATCTTCCATAGGGGAAGGCCAGTCTTTTAAAGGAATATCAGCTACTAAAGCTTGGATAGGCATTCTTGCCCACATAGCGCCACCATGAACATTTGGCGCATCTTCCATACTGTCTATCTCACAACCAGTAAAAACTATCTGAAAAGATAAAGACCTGTCTGGCATAGTATTTACAGCTATAACTAAAGCATGTAAATATTCACCATGATATTTACTATGATTTGCTGTAAATTCTTTTCTTACCCAGCATTTAAACTGCGGTATATTAGAAATTAAATACGACATAAAAGCTTAAAATTAAACTTTACCACCTTTTGCCATATATTTAGTGCCTTTCATAGCACCGCCTTTTGCCATATATTTAGTGCCTTTAGCAGCGCCACCTTTAGCCATGTATTTAGTTCCTTTTACAGAACCTCCATTAGCATAGCCTTTAGTTTTTTTATACATATCTTTTCCTCAAGAAATTGTAGTTACTTTTCTTCTATTATCCATTACTTTACCGCAACCTTTTGCAATAAAGCCACCATTTTTCATTTTTACTCTATTTTGCTTTCTTATTTCACCACCAGAATTTACAGATACTTTAGCTGCTTTTGTATTTGCAACAACTGTTGCACTTTCTCTTTTTTTCTTATTTGCAGTTGAAGCTCTTTGTTTTTTAGTAAGACTATTTGCTTTTGACGCTGGTAAACAACGATCTGGATTTTTTTTATCTTTACTAGTACCACATTCTCCAGCAATATTGCCTTGACTATCTATTCTTTTCCAGTTTTGATCTCTCCATTGCTTAAGCTGACCCATTATCTAAGCCTTGCTTTCATAACAATACCTTGACCTCTTATAGAAACAAGACCGCCTTTAGCTTTGTTAGTTCTTTTAGATTTTTTAGCATAGTTTGGATCTTTACAATACTTAGATGCAGCCATGTTTGCATAAGCACTTGGATATGTATCAAAAGTTCTTTTTGCCCAAGCTATGCCTTTTGGACAAATTTCACCTCCGCTTTTTTCTTTTGCAGCCATTTAACAGTCCCAGTCCTTACGCGCCCAGTAGTTAGCACTACATCTATCGCTTTTAATACCGCCACTTCTAGCACAATAGCTTTTTTTTCTGGCAGCACTGTTTTTATGCATACCCATTTTTTTATCGCCAAAAGTAATTCTTTTTACTTTACCGCCATCACTACCAGGACACATAACATAAACTTCTTTACGTTTTTTACCAAAACCGCCATTACCTTGTGGAATAGCTCTAGGTTTATTAAGTGTTACTGTTTTACCTTGCCACGTTGCCATTAGGCATGAAATACAGTCATTGTAAGAAAAGTTGATACAGTGTACTGAATATAAATACCATCAGTAAATATTACTCCCTCTTCTGGTATGACTACATCTCTTGTTGCATCAGCATCACCAACAGAACTTAATCCCATAATACTTGTTCCTGAAGGAGAAGTGTTTAAGAAATCAACAGTACCTGCAGTTGCTGTACTGGTTAGATAAATGCCTTTAAGTCTACTTCTACCTGCAAATATAACATCTGCGGCTGAACCATTCACTCCTGCTGAAACATTACCTGCTGGATTACCTACTGCTGAAATACCAGATATAGTTTTAAAATATTTAGTACCAGTAGCAGTACCTGCATTAGCACCTGTAATGGACTCTGTTTGAGCATCCCCATTGACATCAGTTCCCGTAACAGTAAACGATTTAGCGGCATCATTCCCAGCCGAGAGGATAGTAACTACCCTCCCATGACTGAGTGCAACAGCACCGCCAGAAGCTAACGCACCACCTATAGTAAGTGCTGCGTTATTTCCGACACTCGCTGCTGCGGAGATTCCATCTGCATCTAAGGCTACTGTGTCTGCGGTTATAGTGACCGCTTTTACATCTGATCTAGCCATAAGTTACCCCTTAGATAATACCTGTAAGGTTAATTAGTGAGTAGTCAGTCGTTACATTAACAATCATTACTGTACCAATCACTTGTATTACATCTCCTGCTGCTGGTCCAACTGCTCCTGCTGCACCTAAAGGCACTGCATGGTTACCCACAACTAATGTACCTGAAGTTAATACAGCTTGTGGACCTGATACTGCGAACCAACCATAAGCACTTGCTGCCATATCGACAACAGTTACACCTAGTGTAGCGCCTGTAGTGGTAGCAGCTTGAACAATTTGCCCACTGCGAGGATCAGGAATTAAAGTAATTCTTGAAGATGTTGTTATAGCTGTTGCTAAATCATCATAACAAGTAATTATTATTGATGGATCTGCTGAATGATCGTGTGCTGGGTTAGATTCTATTCTAAGCATCTGACCTTCACCCGCTGCATCGTTTACATAAAGATATCCGCCTGCATATTGATTTAGCGTTATGTCTGTACCAGCAGTTTCTACTGATATAGCTGTTTCACCTGCGGCTACGCCTGCAGTTGGAGTTAAATCAAAGTGATGAGCGATTGAAGCCGCGTGAGTTACACATTTACCTGCTGTAACGGCTGTTGCTGCTAATCTACCATAAGCATAAACAGTATTACCGTAAAGCAATCTACTGCCTAATGGAAATAACTTAGTAAGTCCTGAAGTAAACGGGTCAACTGTACCGTATTGGCTTCCGCCTTTACCTACGATAAAATCGGCTGGGCCATATCCCGTTGCTGCTGCGTATTGAACATGTCCACCATCATCAGTAAAGATATTACCGTCTGCGTTAATTACTAAACCATCAGTGATGGCTCCTGTTGATGCTGCTACATCAATGGTTTTAAAACCATTTTCGGATCGAACTGATCCAGTAAAAGTCGAATTTGCCATAATTTCCTCCTACGGAAATAAGTTCTATTGTCTCGGCTTGTCTGCTAGGTCAGTCGATAGAACAAATAAAATTATCCTAGTTCATCTGATTGTATACTAGATAAGATTAAAAATGAAACAAAAAAAAGGGAGCCGAAGCTCCCTTTATCAGTAGTTGAGTAAAAAACCCTACTGGGGGTTCAAATTAAGCACCTTGAGAACCGTATACAGCTCTAAAGTTAGAATATCCAAATGAATATCTTTCTCTAGCTTTGTAACGCATGTTACCTGTGTCAAAATCTCCCTCTAATGCAGTTTGCATTGGTGATCTTTCGAAATGCTTGAATCCATCAGGACAATCCGTTTTTATGAAAAACGCATCAGTATCCGTTAGATAATGATTCACAACATAACCATTAGGTATCATTCCCATGTTTTTAACAGCGTTGATATCGTTGTCA